GGAAATGTAAAAAAAGGAGATCTTGGAGGTTGGATTGAAAAAGAAGAGAATCTAAGCCAAGAAAATAATTGTTGGGTCTCTGGTGATGCTAAGGTATTTGGCAATGCTGAGGTCTCTGGTTATGCTAGGGTCTCTGGTAAAGCTAAAGTCTCTGGTAAAGCTAGAGTCTCTGGTAAAGCTAGAGTCTCTGGTAATGCTGTAGTCTCTGGTGATGCTTGGGTCTTTGGTTATGCTAGTGTCTCTGGTAATGCTGAGGTCTCTGGTAAAGCTAGAGTCTCTGCTATGATCTCTGGTGATGCTAGGGTCTATGGTGATGCTTGGGTCTCTGGTAAGGCTAGAGTCTCTGGTGATGCTGAGGTCTATGGTGATGCTATAGTCTTTGGTTATGCTATAGTCTTTGGTTATGCTTTGGTCTTTGGTGATGCTGTAGTCTCTAGTAATGCTCGGGTCTCTGGTGATGCTGTGGTCTCTGGTGATGCTAGAGTCTCTGGCGATGTTTGGGTCTTTGGTGATACTGTGGAAGTAGAAAGTAAAAATGCCGAGGTCGAGAGGTTGAAGGGTATAAAACAGATCAAAGTATCAAAGCGTCCTTACGACTACGAATGCGGAGATGGATGCTGTTCCGAATACGGAGAAACTTGGTCAGTTGACGGAATAGAGGTTGCACACGGCCCTTGTGAGGGTAATCGCCTTCAGCAACTTCTAAAGCACCTTGGGTATAACGCCCGCATCGTGACTGAAAATGAAGATGGCGAGGAAATTTGCGAGCTATGACAACTGACCCAGAAGTTCTATCGGTATGAATGTGGATCAACTTAAAGTGGAATAATGAGTGCAGGAAAAGGAAGCAAACCAAGGCCATATTGCCCGACGAAATACGCCAAGGAACATGAGCGTATATTCAAGAAACGCCCGACGAAAAATGACCCGACGAAATCGCCCGACGATCAAGAAATTAAATCCAAAAAATTCAATGCCCAGCAAAGTTAGCAATCGTCTTACAAACCACATTGTGCGTACTTGTAAGACAAAATGCATTGCAAGTATTTGTAAGTGATTGCAAGACAAGTGCATGACAAAGCATAAAAGGCCGTAGAATCGTTGCAATGTTTGGGGCATGATCATAGCAGGAGAAAATCAAAGCGATTTTAAGGCGATTTTAAAGCGTTTGCTTTTCCCTTCATCCAGACATTAAAACGATTATTTAAAGACACAAAAAAAGGGAGGTTTTATCCTCCCTTTTCTTTTGTTTGTTTCTTGGCTATTTTCGCCGTTTTTCTTCTCTCCTTTGTCTCCACATAGTGGAGAGACAAGCGTAGAAGGTGAAAAGGGGAAGTGATAGGAGAATGCCGACCACTGAGATTTTTAACGCCTCAAGGATTGTCATTTATTGCTTGGCTTTCCTGTAGTTTTCTAATTCCCTTCCCATTCTTACCAAGTCACAAGAAAGGTTGATTGTTGATCTTGCCAGTGAGAGAATGATCTCCTTTGAAGTCAAACCATGCAGATCAGAATGAGAATATCGAAAGCCTTTTAGGGTCATTAGCCATTCTTCATCAAGTGCATGCAATACGTCGTTTATGTCGTAATCTTCTGGATTATTAAAACTATGGTGTTCTAAGGCATTCATATTTTCAGTTGTGGTCGGTGATTAAAAAAGCTAAGCTAACTAAGAAGAAAAGTGCGAGTATGGTGAACATATTAGATATTCATGCTGCTATGATTCTGGCGCATTCTTTAGCGGTGAAAACGCATCCAGCAAGTGAAAGAAAATCGTCAGCCTCGTGCATTTTCTTTTCAATTCCCTTTTTCAGGTTGTAATCTTGGAAAATGTTATCCCAGTTACTCAGTGGAATATCATTCAGGTGTGGGTCTTTTGATGCCTTCACTTTATCAATGCCTATTTTGGCTTTTACTGCTTCGACAAGTTCGGGCGTGATGAATTGCGCGTAATACTCGGAAAAGGTGGCTTTTCCGTCCATGTAATCTCTCCGTGTTTTCATTGTTTTTTTTCCTTTATTGGGTGGCTTAGTTGTTTCTTTGTTTGTTTGCGTGTCTCTCGACATTCAAAAGATAGCAATCCCACGCCGTATTGGAAGCAAAACCGAACAAAGAAAGAAAATAAATTCTGTCACGAAAAACTTAAAAGCTTGCATTTTCTCTAAAGGTTGATCTATTTTAATTGTCACACAATTGTTACACCTTATTTCGCAATGCCTTCACCATTAGCAGTAGACAGAAATCAAGTAAGAGCAACATACCTCGCAACAGGTTGTCTTACAGAGACAGGAAGGCTTCACGGCATCAAACCTGCGACGATTAGGCAATGGGCAAAGCGTGATGAATGGCCCACATCCACAAATGCACAGAAGCTTGTCACGAAATCCAAGGAGATCTTGGAGATCAAAAGAGATAATGGACATAGGGATGCTGTCACAATCTGTCACGCCAGTGATGCACTGCAGGTTTCGCTTGAAGAGAACAAGAAAAGCTTTCACACGTCAATGGCACAAGGTCTTACAAGAGCAGCGAATGCATTACAAGGTATGGACGGCCTCTCAGCGTTGGAGTCATCACGGAGAATGGTAGACCTAGCAACAGCAGGTAAGACGATCTTTGGCATAGGTAGCGACACAGATAAACCCACATTGTCGTTGAATGTCCTGCAGATGGGTATTGATGCGCTTGCGAGCTTTCCAAAGGCTTTGTAAGACGTAGATGACGTAAGACAGTGTGTTCGCCCTGGTCACTGAGCTATCGCTCAATGTAAGACATATACTCTGCTTGCCTTACTCTCCGCTTCGCTTCGCTTGCGTCTCGTTGTCTTACAACGCCAGACCTTGCCCTTCCAGGCCAATCATTTAAGGAATCCCTTATTTTGTAGGACGGCGAATGACGGGCACCCCCCCCTTGTCTTACGTTTTTGCGTGACGATTCTCCGCAAAAAACCTCTCCACAATTTTTTCCAAAAATCCCAGAGTGACAAACACCCCTGTTTTTTTAACACTTTACTCTGTTACTGCCTTTTTAAGTCCCTTGCTAGTTTTGCGGCTACTTCCCTCATTTCGGCAGATAGGAGAACCACTTCCTCGTAGGATAGTTTCTTGAGTTTTTTAGTTTTCATTATTTTTTACGCTTCTTTGTTTCTGGGAGTTTTGCTGTATGCGCCCGACCATAGATCGTCATATTTGCTATTTCTTGAGGTAGGTTTTGAACATGGATCTTGAGTCTTAGAGCGAACTCTGGAGTGAGTAGTTTGATAAGGTGAGCGAACTCTTCTCCGTTGGAAGCAAGTTGTTTTGCTTGAGATAGAGTATGTAGTTGAAGATCGTCGTATGATTTCATGTAAAGATTTTATAGATTCATCGGCACATTGGAAAGGATAAGTTCCAATATCTCGTTTTTTTAGACATAACAGAAAGTATAATTGGATTTGAATTGATGTTTTGATTCCATGTTTTGTTTATATGGTACTCATGGTTCCATATTTGTTAATTGTATCTAAATGGATGCAATTGGATCTGAGCATAAGAAGCCCACAGAGCGTAACTGGGTGCTTCTGCACTCCCTCGGCTTCAAGTATGACCTATAGAGCCTTATCTGCTGGGTGGATTGGAGTGAGAGGGAATGGCGTTGGGGTGGGATTGCACCACGCTCTACTGCTAAAGCAAGTGTACTCACTAGAGCCAACACATATTCCTCAAATTAAGATCTGGCGGCAATTCCAGATCTCTTGACCTTCACCTGTGGCTCGACACGATCTCGGTTTCCAGAGGCTACACCAGTTGCTGTTTTCCAGTAACTGGGGCAAATATAGGATTGACTTGTGATCCTGTCAACACTACTTTCTTTCCACACCTCCTACTCTCAATTAAAGCGATCTGATCAATCGTAAACCCGACTTGTTGGATGTTGAGAGAAAGAGGGCCTGTCATGCGGCAAGCGTGGCTGACTCCTGCTGGGATGGATAACGCTGGTTTACAGAAACTCCCAGATAGTTCAATCACCGATTCGTCTAGTGGGAAGATCTCGTTCTAACGAGAGACGGAGTGTTCGATTCCTCCATCGGCTAATTGAGTATTTTTAGACCATTCACGAGTGGTATGTCGTGTTTACCTCAAAGGCTGGGAATGAAGCGTAGCTTGATTAAAAAATACTGGGATAATCACCTATGAGGTGAGTTTATACATACAAATCTAAACCCCGCCTGAACGATAAATAGGCGTGGTTTACCATTCACGAGTGGTGTATCGTGTTTACCACCAAGGAGTGGTGATTCTAATTCAATATGACTTATGCGGAGATTAGAGGGATTATTCTCCGCAAAACATCCAATTGATGACTTATACATCAAATATATGCCCGATTGGGTATAAAATTGAGGTATAACTCAAAGATCATACCCGATAGGGTTTACAAAACCTTGCCATTTATGAACATTTGTGTAGAGTCTCTAATTTAGATGAAGATTCTTCTAAATAGTTCACTGCGTTATGAGTGAAGTTACGACTTGCGATATTTTCATTCGCTCATATGCGAATGATTTTAATTGGCTGAAGTATTGCTTGAGGAGTTGTGATAAGTTTCTAACAGGGTTCAGGAACATTCACATTGCCATTCCAGCCTCTGACATTGGAAAATACAAGCACCACGGCAGTGAGAAGGTGCATTTGATTGAAAACTGGAGTGATGACTACCTTGGGCAGCAGAATACCAAGCTTCATGCCGATCAATATTGCGGTTCTGATTTCATTCTTCATTTGGATTCCGATTGCGTTTTCACTTCACCAACCACTCCAGAGGACTTCCTCATCAATGGGAAGGCTGTTATTCTTCACGAGGATGGCGTAGAAACGCACTGGCCCCCAATAGTTGAGAGAACCATAGGCTTTCATATGGAAAGCGAGTATATGAGGCGTTTACCGATTATCTACCCAAGGTGGATTTATGGGGAATTCAGAGAGTTTATCAGCAAAATGCATGGGATTCCATTGAAGGAGTGGATTAAAATCCAGCCATACAGGGAGTTTAGTGAGTTTAATTGCCTTGGGGCGTGGGCGTGGAAGTACGCACAGACAAGAATTGAGTGGAGATTGCCAAGTCAGATGCCAGTTAAGGCAAAACAATTCTGGAGCTGGGGGGGAATTGATGGTTGCGTGGAGGAAATTGAAAAGATCCTTGCAAGCTGATGTTGTAAGTATTACTTACAAGTTCATGATTGCTGAAGAATATCCAGATGAAGACCCAGAGCTTGCTCGTATTGATGCTATTCTTGACCAAGTAAGGGCTATTATTGGGGAACATTTTGAGATTGGAATCGTCCTCCTTTCTAATGTTGGTGAGAATGGAATTACCAGCTATCACTCCACTCAATTTGGAAATAAGTTTGCTCTGAACGGCATGGTCGATGCATATCGTGATGGTATGTTTGATTATGACGATGAGGAAGATTAGCGTTGACTTAATTTACTTGATTAAGTACGAATATACCACTCATGGCTACCCTCACTTTTGCAGATGCTAAAACTCTTTTAGCTCCATACATCACATCGCAGGGGGCAAGCGATCCTATTGTTGCATCCGCAATTAATGACGTAAACGAAAGATTCATTACGTCTGGTCAGTGGAGGGGCAATCGTTTCATTATGAACTTTGCCGTCACTACTGATGAGGGCGGCAACTATGTATTTGATACTGTTGCTGGTGTTGAGAGTGTACTAAAGGTTATTGCGCTTAATGCAGATGCTACTGGTGGAGACACCGCGGACATCATGAGTGATTGGTTCCCTTGGGTTGAGGGCGGCCTTGGTTGGCTTCCTGCCAATTATGCGGGAGACACGCAAATCCTACGACAAGGGCAAGTTAAGTCTTACCCACTCCCTTCTGGAGATGGGGATGGTCACTTTACTGTTGATACTCAGCGGTATCGTGTAATAGGACGAGTTCCAGAGACAAGAACAATGTATTGCATCGTAAGGCGTGGATATGTGCCATTGGTTAACAGTACAGATAGGCTCGTTCCTTCTAACCGCAATGCGTACAGGTATGGTGTACAGGCTTGGAATTACGAAAATATTAACGAGTTGGAACGAGCCAAGGTATATTGGGAACTTGCCTATCAGTGCCTTAATGATGAAACAGCCAGCTTTGAGGATGGGGAGCAATCTTCAGTAGATATTCAGACAAAAGCATTCGCCCCATCTCTAATCCGCAACCTAATCTAACTTATGGGAAATCCTTACTTTAATAGCCTGTCACTTCCAATTGGATCGCAAGATACTGGACTTCCATTGCTTAATACACCGAAAGTGGATACATCTTCGTTGTATCAGCCATTTAATCAAAGTCCAAGCTCCGCTCTTTCAACAGGAATGCAGATTCCACAGAATCTCGGAATGTCTGGAGAGTCATCCATGCCACTAGGCAATGAATCAGCTCAGAACTCACAGCAATCTGCAAAGCAAAAGCAAAGCTATTTGCAGCAAGCATTTAATAGCGTACAGGCTTTGTATTCCCCTATGGGCGGTAGGCCAATTGGAGGTTCTGAGGATGTCAGGGTTAAGTCTGATGCCTATGGTCGCCCATACACTGTTGTTAATATGAGTGCTAGGGATGGGTCTGGACAATTTAAAGAGAGAACCGAATTTGACCTAAGTGGAAACCCAGTAAAAACCAGAGGAAACATCATGGAGGGAATGGGAAAGGTCGGCAATCAACAACCTGAGTCACAGCAATCACAAACGGCAGAAACCATTAGCCTTGGTATAGATAAAAATGCTCCATCTCAAGTTGGATGGAAGGGGCCGCATAGTTGGGAGTATGGTTCCGACACGGCAAGGGATGTGCAGAATGCAACAAATGCTGCGGCGGCAACTGAAGTTCCTAAAATTAGAGCCGAGCAAGAAGCAAGAGCAGAAAAAATGAACGCAATGGGATTTAACCCAATTACTAGGGAACGTTTTCCAGAATAAATCTGAAAACTAATAATTATGGCAACAGAAGATTCACCTAGATCCATTACTACCAGAACAGCTGGTGGTTCTCCATACCTTCAGTCCTTTATTCAACCAGCAGAGGTTGCTCAGACAGCACAGTTTGAGCGAGAGCTTCAGATGGCTAAAGAAGATAGGGCGCAGCAGTCATTTGACTTATCCAACGCCAGAGAAGCCAGAATGAATGAGGAATCTAGGATTAAAGAGGCCAGACTTCAACACAAGGAAGACAGGCAAACGGAACGTCAAAAGTTCATGGATGATTGGCGTATGCGGCAAGAAGAGCGCAATGCTGAATTAGACACCTTGAAGTTCAGACATCAAGAAGCACTTGAAAATGCGTCCCTTGCTGAAAAAAGGGATGAAACTGTTGCAGCTGAAGCAATTGCTAGAATTTCAAGTCTTAATCCACAAAAGCTGTCGTTTGGGTATGATGCTAGAAGCCTAATGTATGAAGACAAGGGTCTTCAATCGGCATTGATTGGAAAGCATGGAAAGGCAGTTAAGGCGGCTCTTGATGAAAGAATGGAAAGCAACAGCAACCTCATTAAGAGTTACCAGCAGAGAGCGGCAGATGCTGGATATGCTGGAGACGTTATGGGGTTTGCAGATAAGACAGGCATGATGGATGACATTAAATTCTCTCAAACTATTGAGGCCGCAAGGACGCAGAAGCAAATCAAAGAGGCTGATGCACAGGCTCAAAGAAGTGCGGCGATGGCAGCAAGGGCCAAGGAGCTTGGCCTTGTTCCAGTCAAGCTTGATCCAAAAACGGAAGAGGTTACATATGGCAAGCCAGATGCTGTTGATGTTCTAAACGCTGAAAATAAAGGTGGGGAATCAACACCTAATACTTCAGCATTGCCTAAAAAACAAACTCAAGCTACAACTCCTGCTCAACAAACTACTGTTCGCAAATACAATGCCAAAACAGGAGCTTTAGAGTAAAAGGAGACAAATGCCAACACTTGTAGATGTTCCCAGTTTAGGGAGAATTGAATTTCCAGATGGAATGAATGATGATGCTATTGCGTCATCCATTAAAGATCTTTTATCTAAACAACAAGGAGGTGAACAAAATGAAGTCAACAAACAAAGTCAGCCAGAAGCCCAACTGGACAACAATGAACCACGCCAAGCCGACGAACAAATCCAACCTTCCAATGAAGCAGGGTTACAGTCCAGCAAAGTGCGGTTGCAGCAGCCTCAAGGGAAAGAACAGCCTGTCGGGAACGTCAACCCCAGTGTAAGCACTGGAACGCCAGTAATCACAGGAGGTGAGAACATTGCAGAAGAAAACCAACAAGCCACAAGTGGAATCCAAGGGGAAGAAGCAGGGCAAGGGGTACGAAGCCAAGGCCCTTCGGGGAACAAAGCGGAAGTAGGTCAGCAAAAGCCCCTTACCTCTCCGCTTTCCAGAGCTGCAGGAGCGGCCTTGTCGCCATTTGCTTACATTGGAGAGTCGGGGTGGAAGGGGATCGCTGGGCTTGCTAGGCAGGTAGGCGCAAATGATGCCGCTGCATACGCAACGGAACAGTCTATTGGCTCCATTCAGAACCTTAAAGCTCTAGGTGCAGATGTTCCAACAGAAGGCATGGGCAAAACTCTTGGTGAGGCTGGTGCGTTAGCCATAGAAGCCCCGATTATGCTATTTGGCGGGATTGCTGGAGTTGGGGCATTCCTAGCACAAGGGTTTGGTGGAATGAAAGAAGACCTCAGATCAAAGTATCTACAAGAAGGAATGAGCGAGGATGAGGCAAATCGGAAAAGCACAAATCATGCGGCCCTTGCTACAGCAGCAGCTATTCCAGCTTATATTTTTGCTGGCAGTGTTGGTGGAAAAATTGCTGATGGATTAATTGCTGAATCAGCCCCCAAGGTTCTTGAGCTTACGGCTCGTTTTGGAATTAATGGAACTGCCAACATGGTTGCAAGTGCAGCAACTCGTGGATTTGGTGCGGCATTAGAGGGAGAGGATATTGGAAAAGCGATTGCAGAAACCAGCCTTACTGGTATTCTTCAAGACTTTGCCTTTGCTGGACACTCAACTGGCAAGTGGTTTAAGGAGTCTGTAAAAAAAGCAGAGGATGCCAAATTGCTTTCTGATGAGATGCTTAAGCAGGGGCTTACTAGCAGCGACAGAGCTGTGCGTGTTGCAGCTTTAAATGAAATGCAGGAGCGTCAAACCGCTCAAGAGGTGAATGCCGCAGAAGCTAATGAACTCCCACAAACCGCAAGGGTTATTGCTGAAACAGCAAAACCAACTGAGCCTCCACCAGCTGGAGGTCTTAAGAAGATGACTGATATTGTGGCTGAACAAAAGGCCGCAGAAGAACAGAAACAAGCGGAGGTCACTGCAGGAGCGGAGGCTGTTAAGCCAGAAGTTAAAGTGTACCCTCCAGACACATCTGAAGAGATTGAGTCCATTTACAAGACGGCTGAAGAAGCAATTAAGGCTGGTGATAGAGAGACAGCAACCGCATCTCTTAATGCGGCAAAGGAAGCTGAATCCAATCCAGAAAACGCTACAACTCCAGAAGCCCAAAAGGTTCGTGAGGAGAGGTGGAATCAAATAGACTCCTCTATTGAGAAGCTGTCTGATAAACGCTTAAGCACAGAGGTTGAAGGAGCAAAAGAAGTCAATCTAGCTGGGTCTATTGAGGGCAGGGAAATCCTCGACATGAACGCAAAGAAAGCTTTCGGTTATCTCGCCAAGAACAAAAACACCCCAGAGCCATTTCGTCAGTTCTTGACGGCTATTTCTAACTTCGCTGGAAGCAAGAAGCTTGGAGCTGATATTGTGAGAAGGCTTCCAGAAGAGGGAGAGGAGGGTTTCACCCCAGATATGAAGGGGGCATTGGGAGCTAGAAAAAAAGACACAAAGAGTATTCTAATTCCAAGAGGCAAGGTAGATGTTGCAACAGTTATTCATGAAGGGCTTCATACCCTCACTCAAGATGAGGTTGATCTACACGTTCAGCACAATGTCGGGGAAACTGGGTACAAATACCTAAATAGGTTAAACGAATCCCTAGCCAATGAATCCACTCCAGAGCCTATTAAGCGGTTAATTAACCTATATAAACTATCCCTACTGAAATACAAAGTTGGGAAAAAAACAGCATTTGATCTTTATTTTGATCGTGATAATGGACTCGCTGGAATGGCTGGTGACGTTCATGAGGTTTATGGGTTCAAGGACTTGCATGAGTTTGTTTCCGAGGCGTTTGTCAGCAAGGACTTCCAAGAGGTGCTTAAGAAAATGGAGGGAGATAACGGAAAGTCGGTGTGGCAGAATCTCTTGGCTGTTATTTCAAAAATCTTCAATGTGCCAGAAGGCTCCATGCTTGAGAGCGTAATGGATTCATCTCTTGGTATTATCAAGCTTGACAGGCAAAAGCCATCTGAGGTTCAGCAAAGGTTCTCAAGGGCTAATAATCTATCTCCAGAGACAGCAAAGGTTGCCCAAGAAACGTCTACATTGTTCTCAAAGAAATCAGATCCGCTTAAATGGGAAAAGGCGAAAGATAGGCTTGGAATGTTTAGGGATGACTTGATTGCAATGGGGGTTGATGGGGCGGCAAAGAGCATTGCAGAAGAGGGAAAGAATGTAGTGTCTTGGCTTAGGGGATCTGGCGCAATGGTTGGAGATTTGCTTGAAGGCAGGATTGTACCAAAACTTACAAGGGCTGGAGTTAAATTATCTGCCGTTGTCCACGCGCAGGCAAAGCGTTCAATTGATCCAATGGTTAAGGATTTAATTGCTAGGGTGTTCCCAGATAAATACAAAATGTCTCCAGAGGGGATCAAGATAATTGCAGATCATGAGTGGGAAATTGAAAAGCTTGAAAGGGAGAAGTCTCGACTTGAGAAATACGGAAAGAACAAATACACCCCAGCAGAATATGCTAAAGAGCAGTCTAAGATTGATGGGGCAATTAAGTTAACACGAAGCAAGCTGGAGCAAGACAGAGAGAAATACGACCTAGTTTCTAAGACGATGAAGATCATTAACAAGGATAACATCCTTGGTGGTGCAGATACAATTACTGATGAAATTAGCAAAAGGACGCAAGAGGTTGAGTCATTAAAGATTGCGGAATCAGCAGGAACTGGAGGTCGTGGAGTGGCTGCAAAGATTAAAAAAGCCGAGCAGCACATCATTGATTTAAATGAGTCATTGGATGCCATTAAAAGGGTTCATGATCTCGACCAATACGCCAAAGACGTAGAGGCAGCAAAAGGAACCGACATTGAAGAGGACATCAAGCGGTGGAAGGAAATCGTCAACCCCATCATGGATGACCTCTACAAGAAGCTTAACGCCCATGAAGACATCCCGCAAACTGAACGAGGTAGGGTGTTTGGAGCCAGAATTAACCTTTTGGCTGAGCGGGAGGCTAACAAGTTTAAGGAGATGGATTCCATTGATGGGCCTCCATTGCCAATGATGAGCGTTGATTATCGGAATCCAGACATCAAAGCGGACAGACTGGCAAAAAAGGCCGCATTCAACACGGAATATTCCAATGATGCAGAGGCAATCCTTAAGAACTCACTTACAGCAAGAACAAATGAAGTCACCAAACTGGACTTCTATAATGACTTGATTGATAAAGGGGCGGCTGTTCTTGCAGATCCAAATGAAAAAGTTACGGAAATTAACGGCAAGCCTGTCAGGAGGATGGAGTTTGAGATGCCTGTTAGAACCAAAGATGGGGCTAAGACAAAGCTTGTAAATAAGTCAATCTGGCTACAGGCAGATCTATACAAGGAAGTTAAACAGATCCTTGATATGACGGAGAGAGGGGAGCAGAACCCAATCACTCAAGGATCAACCATGATGCAGCTGATTGGCGTTGCTGATATGGTTGCCCACTTGAAGAATCTTCATTCGTCAGTAGCTAATGCGCTAGGAAGAGATTCCCATGCAGCTGATATATTTTCTAAAATCCCATTAGCTGGATCAATTAATGCCATCAAAGAGATTCGGTCAGTAATGAAGGAGATTCAGCAGGACGGCCCAAAGATTCGCGCAGAGAAAGCAGAGCTTGCAAGGCTTTCTGGTCTTCGTCCTCATTACGACCAAAATGGCATTATGAGGCTACTTACCAAGCACCAGCATGAGTATCTTCACGAAACAGATATTGCAGCTCGTGTTATCATGGCTAGGAGGTATAAGTCTTTGGTCGAAAGGTTTGGAGCAGAGGACACACCAGAGGCAAAAATTGATTTCGTAAACCAGATTGGTGAATATAACAGGAGACTAATGGGCCGTCATGAAGCAGCCCTTCGTGATTCTGGATGGTCTCCGTTCATTGTAGCTGGTCGTGCGATGAATAGGATGGCTCGTAGGCTTGTCTTAGCGCAAACAGGATTCAAGTCCAAGGACGCAAAAGCGCAATTGCAAGCAAGAGCAATTCAAGCATCTGGGCTGGTAATGGCAACTGTAGTGCCGTCTATGATCAACCTAATGACCACTGGCAGTATGTTTGGGCGCAATGGAACTCCAATTGGAGCAATTGATTTCGGCCCAAATTTTGATACTAGCGAGGGAAAGCACAGAATTTTTGATTTGTATCAAATGGTGGGAATTCGCCGTGGATTAAGACAGCTTGGAATTAATGCCTTGGTGGAGGGCATGAGATCTGGATTATCCTCCAAGGAAATTCAGAAAAATGTTGGCAATGACATCATGACAACCAGCTTACATCCGTTTATTGGGCCTGGAGTTGGCCTTGCAATGGAAACATTAACAGGCAAGCGACTTGATATGCGAGTTGGGTTTTCTGATATTTACACTGCAAGAAAGGTGGGTGGCGTGGCCCAGTATATTGAAAACTTTAGAACTGGATTGAAGCAACAAAACGAATTGCTCTATAGTTCTGGGCTTGGATATGCAATTGAAAAAGGCATGGAGCTTGGAGGCATACCAAGACCAATGGAGCAGAACGAATCTGAAACCATGAGGGATTTGGGAATTCCAAATGTTCCAGTAGTAAAGCAGGTCTTTACTGCTGGAGCAACAGCAGCTGGCGCATTCGGAGCAAAACTATCCGTCTCTCCAGCACTTAAGCTGTCTTCTCAGCTTGGAAGCAAGCAGCAGTACACCCCAAAGCAAGACATTCGATATAACTACAGGAAGGAAATCCTAAAAGCCGTCCAAGATAAAGATTTGGCAAAAGCTAGAGAAATCTATAAGAAAGGAGTCGAGGAGGATGTGCTTACCAAAGCTGACGAAAAGACACTTAAAGGTAAAATCACTCAGCCAGATTTGTTGATTCAGCGAACCTCTCGCCTTAAGACGGCAGAGGACGCATTGAGTGTGTTCCGAGTTGCAGATACCGAGGAGCAAGATAAGATTGCTGGAATTGTGTATAAAAAAATATATGGTTCTAGTGCATTAACAAGCCAAGAAAAGTTGCAATTTATTAAAGAATTTAAAAGCGTTGCCAAAAAAGGGACAAAAGTATACAACAAATTCAATAGATAATATGGCGACTGCTAAACCAACATTTCCCGATCCGCCACTTGAAACTGGCGTACCCCAGTATCCCACTCCTTTAGTACCAGACTACTACACGAGGGATGGTCATATCATCCTTGTTGAAAAGGTCAGTGTTAATAAAGGTTCATATAACCCACAGCCACTTGATGGATCGGTTATATACGACAAAAGAGATGCCAATGATTGGCCTGAGAATCTTTATCTAGTATTCCAACAGGTTGAGCCAACTGGTCAATTTGTTTTTAACTACTGGGCAAATGATCGTACACTAGCAAGCCAAGACCCTTGGAATTATGGGCTTCAGTATAGTCTGAATCATCCATCATATAAGATTATTACGAGGAAATATATTACCCCTCGTGAAGACTACTCACCAGTTGCGTTAGGTGCAGTTGATCCTGTATTTGGTGGCAATGCTATTATCTCTCAACAGGAGATGGCTGAGTTGCCAGATGATAATCCACTTCGCTCTCGCTATGTTCAAGTTCAGAGGGTTTATGAGACTATTCCTAGTCCAACCATCACTGGAAAAGTCATGGCAGAGTTTGGTATTGCTACTGCCTCAAAGCAAATTGTTGTTGCTGGCACATCAATAGCCACTCCAAATACGAACACAATCAAGTCTGAAATTGCATCAACAGATGCCGTTAAGTCCACACTTGATAAAGTTGTATATGATTCCACGGAGATCCTTGATGGGTATCAATATGACGCTGACCTTGGTCTAGTTGTACATACAACCAAGGAGTTAATAGCCGAAGGAACATCTCCATTTAGTCCAACCAATGGAACAATTGCATATAAAGATGAACCAATTAATGCTTGGCAATCTGTCAGGATTATTTCATCTATCAGTTCTCTTCCAGCGACAAGAACGGAATATAAAACTGGAGCTTATGCATCTCCAAATTTAGTGTATGGGTTTAATACCTCTTCACTGCAAATGCCCAACTGGGATCTTAATGTTACTGTGACTCCTGTAATGAGGGCAAAGAGAAGCTATCAAACTGTCTTCAAGAATATCACAAGTTATGTATATGGACAACCAACTCCCAGCTATACACTATATGATCCTGTTTCAATTAATGTTTATTTTGATGGATACTTCTTTAAGATAAATATTCCAGATGCACTAACTGATAGTGGATTGTCTATATCGTTTACAACAGCAAGCAATGACCCTGTACATGGGTACATTAATGAAACATATACTGTTCCAACATCAACTGAAACTGCTTCAGCGTATTTGGCAAAAGTTGGGACATATCAGTTAATTGCATATGAGATTGATTACTGGAAGGCAAATATCTGGAGAGTGGTTGAGCAATATGTTCTTCTGAAATAAGATGGACACAAAAGACATTAAGGCTGAGTTCTCTGGATTTGGCCCAATACCAAGTTCAAAGACAACATTTGCTCAAGGTATTGGAATGGGTGGTTCGTTTGCTCCTGTGTGGACAAAAGAACCAATTATGATGGCAAGTACAAGACCATCAAGCAGCCAGATGAGTTTTCCATTCTGGGATTGGAGCAAAACGCAAATAAACTCAGACCCACAGAACCCAATCTATGCATATGATGTATGGTTCGGAAAACCTGCGGCTGATTCCGAAACCCCAGCAGAAGTATACACGCTATCTCTATATACGGCAGTTGAAAATGAAGGGATAACGCTAGATGGAACTGACATTCCTCATTTAACGACATACATGGCTAATGGTTCTTATGGAAATTTAGGAGGTGACGGAAGTCTTTCTTTAAGGAATGGTGATGGTAATCATCTTGATTTAAATCCAGAGTATATACAATTCCAAGATATATCAAATCAAGATACTGGATACCTCGGATTTGATAAGGTTTCAATTTATGATGCATCTAATAGTTCCACTATGGATGCTACCAGCATTGAAATGACTAGTATTAACGGATCTGGAATTTCATTAGATATTGCAACAGGTGAAGTTAAAACATATAGCAATAATGGGTCATATGTTTCTATGGGTGATTCTGGTGTTGTGTCATTAGGTGACTCACAGGGAGAACTAGCTGTTCTTGATATTTCTGATGAAGGTCATTTAACGTGTTATCCAAACACTGGAACAGAAGCAAATGGATATTATGGTGCTTTATCATCCGTTCTCAAAAATCCTTCAGATGATAAAGCTGAAGTTGATGCTGATGGATTTTCCGTTACTAACTCTGATGGAACTAAATATTCTGCATTGGGAAGGGAGCAACTAAATATTTATAGCCAAGATGGTGCTACTCTTTTAACAACGTATTCACTTAATATCCAGAATACAGCACCAATGGGTGGAGGGTCAGGAACATATGAACCGCATCAACTAACCCTAAGCAATCCATATGCTGGAGAGGCATTTCTCACCCCTCACCTACTTCAACTAAATGCCAATGGAAAGCAAGGCTCGTATGAGCCACATCAACTAACACTTGCCGCTGGTCAGGGTGCAGGGGCTAATGTATTTATAAATGTTCCAACAGATGGAAGTGGATCTGAAATCAGTGCTTATTGGCAAGAGATTGATGTTTGCGTTGACGGAACCGCCATGAAAATGAAAGTTCTTGGAACTGAACCTTACTGATATATGGCAACCTACATTAAAAGCTGTGAAGAGTGCAGTACAGCAGATGCATGCGGATGCTTCCCAATCGCTGATGGCGGTTCTATTGAAATAACAGAAGCTAATAAGACAGACTGTTTCACTTATTTCGCTGCATATGGAGATTGCCAGCAGTCCATTGGGATTACAATTACAAATTCAACAGAATCATCTATTACTATAAATGTTGATGGTGGTGTAGATGATGATGTGGCTTTTGATGGCGTTGTTTATGAAGAGGGCGAATATTGCTTTTTTCGAGCAGATTGTGGTTGGTTCACTGTGTGTGGAGGTGTAAATGGAGCACATTCATTTTCATATCAGCAGGTTCTTTCTATTGGATCATCATTAAACATTAAAGGAATAGACAATGGATATGGAGGTAGGATTTCTTGCAAAATTACAATCTCGGCTGCTTAACAAATAATTTGCGATGCCATCTGGAAAACCACTTTATAATGTAGATGGATCTGAAAATCCAGAGGTTGCAAATATATTAAAAAAAGTAATGTCTTTTTCTGACGATATGGGAAAATGGGCAAGATCTGATTTCAAGACTACTACCGCAGAACAGCTCGAAGAAAGGATAGCTATTTGCAAGTTATGCGAATTTTGGAATGCATCTGGGTTTGCTGGAACTGGCAAGTGCAATAAGTGCGGCTGCTCCACGCAAGCAAAACTCCGAATGTCTACATCTAAATGCCCTATTGACAAGTGGGGGCCAGTTGATGTAAGACAAGTGGATTGAAATGATTGTTGCCATCTCTTACCACGATGGGGATCTTCCCCTTATGCGCCGCTGGGCTGACCATGTTTGCAAACTTGGTCTTTATAAAAACCACAAGCTGGTCTTGATTCCAATTAGGAAATCCAGCACCAACCTAGTGCTTGGGCCACTAATGAATTGCTTTGGTGAGGTTATTATTGAGCCTTGCGATCATGCCTATGGTGGATGGCCTCAGTCCTGCAATATGGCATTTGAATCTATGGCTTGGTTAGCTTCTACGAAACTCAAGCAACCATTCCTATGGATGGAGCCAGATGCCGTTCCGCTTAAAGCGTCTTGGGTTGATGATATTGAGGTTGCTTACAATGAAGCTAGAAAGCCGTTTATGGGGTCTTTAGTCGAGATCGCTGGTATCATGCCAAATGGCGTAAATCACATGAGTGGTGTCGCTGTATATCATTGGGATCTGCATCGCCTCGCCCCATCTATTTTTAATAACGAGAAGACAGCTTGGGATATTGCTAGTGCCTCTAATGTCATCCACCAGATGCATGAGACTAAGCTTATCCAACATGATTGGATTCCAGAAAAGAAATGGCGCAGGGATGTGGTGACTAAAGATTGCGTAGATCCGCTTGCTGTAATATACCATCCAGATAAATTGGGCGTGTTAATGTTTGATGGCGTAATTCCGAATGGTACGCAGGGAGATCCTGCGGCTGGTGCTGTGCTGGTTACACAGATTCCACATGAAACAAAGGATGAGCCAAATATTTACAAAGAGACGGCCCAGATGATCATCAAGCAGTATGATGCTCCGTATACCATCAGTGCTGTAATCAATTATGCAAAAACCAACCCCAAAGCCAAAAAAGACCTCCTCCAAACCCTCGTCAAAGAAGGCATCCTCACCAAAGCCTCATGTGCCAAGCTCTTTGGAAAGAAAGTTCGATCTTCTGTGGGCAAGCGTGGACGGCCCAAAACTGGAGATCGAATTAAAGTTCCATCCAGTTCGCCGTTGGAGAGCGGATTATGCTCATCACGAGTCTAAGACTCTAATTGAAATTGAGGGTGGAGCTTGGGGTGGTAGGCATTCCAGAGGTGGTGGATTCTTAGCTGATGCTGAAAAGTATTGGGAGGCAACCAAACTTGGCTGGAAGGTTGTGCGTTGGACTTCTCCGTTGATTACACAGGAGAATTGCTTGGTTCTAAAAGAGATGTTGACGAAATAGGTCATTGATGCAATCATGCATCCATGAAAAGATACAAGCGAGGTGATGTAAGGGAGGACGGGATGGTGTTCCGAAACTACACTGGGCGTGGAACTGAATGGTGGGTGACTCCAGGGAAGCTTGCTAAGATGCGAAATCAAAACAGTAAAGACATGGTAAAATGGAGGGGAGACAACAAAGAAATTGTTTCAGAAAGAAATAAAAAATGGCGTGATACAAACCCGGGCAAGGCTAGGGATAACTTACGCAAATGGAGAAAAGAAAACAGAGAAAGGGATTTAGAGTCTACTAGAAACTGGAGAAAGAAAAATCCAGATAAGGTCAAGTTGATGTATGAGAATAAAAAGAAAGACATTAACAAATTTAGATTAGATGGAAGGGTTCGCAGGGCAAAGCGTAGGTCTCTTCTTCTTGATAGGCTTCATCCAGAACATGACGCAAAAATTGAGAAAGCATTAATTCTACAATCTCAGTCTTTATTTCAGTGTCTTGGTGTAAAGTTTGAAGTTGATCATATTACTCCAATCACAAAAGGCGGCTGGCATCATCACTCAAACCTCCATGTTATCCCAATGACTCTGAATAGAAGGAAACACAATAAGGATAATTCAGTATTACCAAATTGTTGGAATTTAGAAGAAAGATGTAGATTGTTGTTGACATAATTATAGCAATTAGTTATTTGACGATAAGCGTGATAGTCCAAAAGAGTCGCTAACTTTTAATTTAGGCGTGATAGTTAGGAAGGTCGCTGACTCCAAATAAGACAACATCTTACTAGATCCGTCTGGCTTGATAAACTAACAACAACTTAAATTATATTATATTATGGCTATTACATGTTCCACAGTGAACGATTTGTTTCAAAGAGAAACGAACAGGTTCAGCGTTGACGTTCACGAGCGTTACTCCGTTGACGGCCCTTGGGGTCGCCTTGTCCGTGTCGGCAAATTCCCTCAGGGAATGGGTACGACCCTTAATGAAGTCACAGTTGAGCGTGTTCTCTCTGGTGATTTTGAAAACGCTTGGACTAATGTTGGTGTGTCGAATGGCACTTCCAGCAATGGTTGCGTTCCTTCCCCTTCGGATCTTGACTTCGGTCAGACTGTCCGTAGCTGGAACCTCCAGAGCCGCAGCTACCAGACCCCTTGCATCTGCTTGGACGATCTCAAAACCTCTTTCGAGATTGAGTCCCAGATTGCAAAGACCGTTACTCAGCTCACTCAGCTGACCAAGACTGTCCTCGACAATCGTCGCCGTAGCGAGTATCTGCGCCTTGTTTCTAAGGTACAGGCTGGTTACAACACTGAGTACACGACCCTCAACACAGTTCCAGTTCCAACCTTCCAGTTGGCTCAGGATCAACTTGATGAGCTTCGTGTTCGCCTGATCCGTGATGGTGCAGGTCACAACGCACTTGGTAAAGAGAATGGTGTTCCTGTCCTTGGACTGATCACCAGCCCTGAGACCAGCCGTGCGCTTATCCGCAACAACTCGGAGCTTCGTCAGGACATCCGTTATGCAACTCCTAGTGAGCTTATTGCTCCTCTTGGTGTCGAGCGTTCATTCGGTGGATTCTACCACATGATTGATCTTGAGGTTCCTCGCTTCACCTATTCTGGTGGTGCGTACACCCAGATCTACCCATTCGTGCAGTCCAGCACGACCACTGGGTACAAGTGGGATGCAAATCCAGCGTATAACAACGCTCCTTACGAGGCCGCATACATCTTCCACCCAGATGTGTATGAGGAGGCAGTTCAACAGGTCGGGCCAAACATCGCTGGCGCAAGCTTCGATGATTATCCTTACTACTACTCTGGTCAGTTTTTCTGGCTGAACATCCGTGATGCGGTCGCCAATCCTCTTGGCAAGATCGGACGCTGGATGGGAGTGTTCACGAGTGGCAGTCGCCCGATTGCTCCTTACCTTGGACGAGTGATCATCCACAAGCGTTGCGCTAACGACTTCGGTAGCGTTGCTTGCGTGAACTCCTAATCAGAGTTAGCTAATCAAAGAAAGCCCCCTTGGAGAAATCCTTGGGGGCTTTTCTTTTTACCATTGACCAACAAGGTAATACAAAGTAACAATTCACATTATGACCGCATCATTTACTATCCCCAATGGTTTCACTGCTCCAGACGGAGTTAAAGAAGGAGCTGAATTCTCAGAAATCGCTAAGTTCAAGATTGCAGATGGAAAGATTCATATCATTGCCATTGGTCAGGATGAAACTCCAATTGAATCCAAGTCAGACAAGCCAAAGCCCAAGAAGGCTAAAGACGCAATGAAAGAGGAAATTGCGGCTATGGAAGGAAAGATGACAGATACCGAGTCTCCAGAAGAGGAGATGGCGGCAGAAGAGGAGATTGATTAATTTATGAGCAGGGACTTTCGCCCTGTTTATTCGTCCATATCTGATGGGTCGGATGTTACGCTTTGCCGTATTTTAGAAACAACTTCTCAGCTTTCCGTTGGTGTTAATGGTGGGCTACTACCTCATAAGAAGATTAGTGCGGCTAGTATTAACGCCACAGTAGTCAAGGCTGGATCTGGTAAAGTTTATAACTTTATTGCAACCAACACTCATAATCAGACTCATTATGTGAGGTTTTATGATTTGGCAACCACTCCAAATCCATCAACTGATGTTGAGGATTACATACTCCCATTAGGTGCTAATGAAACGATTAGTCTTGCACTAGGTACTGCTCCATTTCATTTCCATAATGGGATTGCTTATGCAATGACTTCTGGAGCTACTGGAAGTGGTTCTGTTGGGGCTGCAGACATTGTTTTAAATTTAACGTATGCTTAAATCATTGCGTTAATACGCAAGACATATTAATACTACAGAATCATGAGCATCCCATTTCAACCAGTTAATTCCAACCCAAGGGATGGTGAGTTAATCACGCTGTGTAAGATTCTTGAAGCGGTTTCAACTGGTGGTGGAGACTCCGATGTTGCGGTAGGTGCTGACGGAGTAACTAGGGTTCCTCTAAATGTTAATTCTGCTGGTGAGCTAAAGGTTAATGTTGAGGCGAGCATTGATGCTGATCTTTCGCTGATTGAGAACAAACTAGATACGATTATTGGTATTGAGACACCGCAAGCGGCAGACGTTTCGGCTATTAAGACAAGTACAGCAAGTGTGGCAACAAAGATGTCTGATGGATCTCAGACAGCATCTATAATTATCCCAACTTCATTTAAGACAGGTCAGTCCAAAATTGCAGTAACAGGAACAGCTGTTCAGTTGGCAAGCAATGCGCTCACTCAGGGGGTTTTGATTAGTTCACTTTCAACTAATGTAGGCAGTATTACAATTGGAACATCGTCTGCTTTGACAAATGTTGTAAACGGAACAGGTAATGGTGCGATTCTAACCGCTGGAAGCACCAAGAGCATTGCCGCTACCAACACGAATCTCGTGTGGATCAACGGAACGGCAGGCGACATCATTTCCTTTATCGGGAGTTAGACTATGCCACTCCTTCCTTTCTCAGACGCATCGCCTCCGACAACGAATGCTTCGCTCTTAACGAGCGGCACGCTCGAGGATGCACGACTTTCGTCAAATGTCGCCCTCGACAACCAGAACAACAGCTTCACCGCAGGGCAGAGCATCACCGCAACAGCGAACACCTCAGCCTTGACTGCGACGTATTCGGTCACAGGAGCGAACACGACTCCGTTGCTGGATCTGTCTGGAACGTGGAATACGACGGGAGTTGCTGGGGGTATCCTTCTCAACATCACAGACACGGCGAGTAATAGCGGATCTCTCCTGTGCGATTTGAGAGTAGGGGGAACAAGTAAGTTCACCGTAAATAAATTAGGGTATGCTTTTGTTGCAGCATCAACCAGTGCAACGGTAAACTGTCTACAGCTTGGATCTTCAAATACTGGGTTTAGCGATGCAAGCTCTCAACTAACAGTAAACAACCAAGGATCTGCTTGTGCAGCCTTTGTTAGCGGATCTATTAAATGCACATCGTACGGGCTAACGTCCTCTATCGGTTCTGGGGCTGATGTAATTCTTAATCGGGATGCGGCATCAACCCTCGCCCTGCGAAATGGCGGCACGGCAGCCTCGCCAGTGCCTCAAAACCTCCGTGTCTATAACTGGTACACCGATGCGAGCAACTTAGTCAGATCGGGACTGCGCTTTGCGTCCAATGTCGCGGAACTCTACGCGGAGGCAGTCGGAACAGGAGTCCAACCGCAGCTTGGCATCAATCTCGGCACAACCTCCGCGACTAGCGGAAGCGTTCCGCTGAACATTACGCAGACTTGGAATGCTGGTGCTGGCGTGACTCAAACTGCGCTGAAGCTAAATGTTACCGACTCGGCAAGTGCCGCCACAAGCCTCCTGATGGATTTGCAGGTTAATGGAACCAGTCGTTTTAGTATTGGTTCGCAATCAAACGGAATATTGACCTACTCGTCCGCGTCAACCGACTGCACAGGGATTAGGTTGACTAATACCTCATCCAGCGGCAAAACGTATGCGTTTATCTCAACGGGGCAACTCCACGCAGCGTCCAGTGGAGTGTTTGGTCTCTTTAACCTTTCAGACAGTAAATATGTTTATGTCTGTAGTCCAGATGCTTTTGGGATAAATGTCAGTTCTTTTTACGGGTTCATGGCGACGTCCTACGGACCAAACCCAAGCGGGTATGATGTTCGCATCTACCGCGATGCGGCCAATATATTAGCCCTGCGAAATGGAACGAATGCGAACACGCTTAGAGTATATGGCTCGTTTACGGACTCCTCAAACGGACGCCGACTCGACATCACCTCGACTACGGCTGGGATCTTCACGCTGACAGCTACGGGAAACGGAACGGGCGCAACGGGCAACCTTCTCAAGCTCACCCAGCCAATCCTGCTTCCTGCTTCCTCGGTCTCATTGGCTACGAATGGCGACCTCGCTTTTGAGGCGACTAGCAATACGACCCTTACCATCCGTTATCGTGGATCTGATGGGACAACACGATCTGCCGCCATAACCCTCGCCTAATTTATGAACAACGAAATGACACCACAACAAGCCCTCCAACTCCTATCAGAAGCCCTTGAGCCAAAAGCCCAAGGGCAAATCTCCCGCGCTGGCTACATCGCCATCCAGAAGGCTTTAGAAACCATCGCCGTTTTGATTCCCAAGGAAGAAGCCGAACCTCAACCCGCCGAATAATGCAACTCACCATCGACCCATCCAAACTAAGCGGCCTCAACGCCATCGTCGCCCGACTGAATGCAGTCGAGGGAGCCGAGCAGGTCACGGCAGAAGCGTATCTGTCCACACGGGTTGACGAGATCCTAGCCTCCTATGATGCCGCAGAGGTAGCGAAAAAAAACGCTTCCTTCTTTGACCTTGCCGCAACTCTTCCCACTGAAGCTCAGGAGCAGATCAAGGCACTCGTGCAGCAGTTAGCTTCTGAATAGTTATGAAGCCTCTTAGTGACATATGGCTTCTTATTAGGTGTTACCCCATTGCCAAAGCTTGTGTTCTAAAGCAATCAGAAACTGACTATATTGGATCTGTTAGAATGCAGATTTCCTACAATGAAGTAAGGACAAATATCGTTAAGGCTGGAATTAGATCAAACAGCACAATCGTAGGGGCAGTTGTGTATATTGCAATATCACTTGCCTATCTACTCAATAAAAGATATTAATTTAATTATATGACAACATTTCAACCTGTAACATCTAATCCAGCAGACGGAGAATTAATTACGCAATGTAAGATTCTAGAGGCCGTTGATGGTGTTTTGAATGTATCCGATCACAACTCTGGAGCTAACGGAGGAAAGATTGTCCTTGCTTCTACTTCCTCTGGATCTGGAGCTTGGTACGCACTTCAGTTTGTGACTAGCGGAACGCTTTCTGCTTACGTTGGCAACATTACTGGAACCATAACTGGCGTTACTTTTCCTGCTGGTTTTGTCCTATACGGAAATACTACCAGCTTCACAACTGGTTCTGGAACTTCCGTAGTAGCTTACACAACCTAGTCATGCCAAGCCTCGCCCTGAAGGCTAGTATAAATTTTCCGTTTGTTGGGCCAAGTGGCCCTGTTTATCCTTGGGTTGATCCCGATGGTCAGGATTGGTACAACCGAGTTGTTTCTGCTGGCGGCTCAATAACAATCGCCAACCAAGCCGCATTTGATGCAGCGTTTCAATCTTTGAAGTCCACCAATGGAAATGATGGCGTTTCCTTGTGGTCTCATGTCAGCCAAGGGTATTGGTTCATCGGTCAGGAATCATTGACTAATGGCTTAATGGTTCCGTTTTACCGATCAGATGTTTCTGGTGGATCTGCGGTTTGGGGGCAAAGTGCTACTAATAATAATTATAGCACATATACAAAAACAGGCGGATTAGTTGGAGATGGATTTACAACCTTTGTTGAAACTACTATTAATAATAATGATAACACAAACTGGCCTGTAAGTAGTGGTAGTATTGGAAGGATGGGTTATGTTTACATGGCTAATACAGGGGTGTCTGGAACTCAGAGAACATTCCATCCTTTTGGAAGCCAAAATACTTCTAGGGCATTTGATTGCCAGTTAAGTCATAATGGAGTTCCTCTAAATATATCTTATAGAATTTCAAATAATTCCCCATCACAAACAATTGGAACACTTATTGCTGCAGTATGGCAAGATGGAGGATGGGGTATCGCATCAAACCAACAGGCAACAAGCAGACAAATTGTTATTTGCGGAACAGGAAAAAGTTATACGATTCCGTTGAGTACGCCATCTTCCACTTCATTAACTAACTCACTAATGAAGATTGGTAGAGCTGGAACCTCCATTTCTGAATGCAATATAAAATGTGCTATTTTTGGTTCTAGGTGGAATTACACTTCAAACCCAAACGCATTTTCTCTTATTGACGGCATCGTAAACACGCTTGTTGCATCTCTTACATAAAATGAACTGGCTCATCGTAACTCCAGAACAAAAGGCCGAATTGGATGCCATTAATGATGTACATCCTTTTCAGAAATGTTCTCCAGGTGAAACGGCAGAAGGGGTTATGCTAACTACATCGGATAAGATCGGTTCTGAATATTGGGCAGATTGGCAAAATTGGCTATTGTCGCTAACACTATTTCATGGACAACCAATCTGGCCTAATTCTACTGTAGAAGTAGAAACAACCACTCTGTAATATGAGCGATCACATTTCACAATCAGACGTAGGGCCAACTTCAGCTATTGTATCTCTTGTTTCACTTGTTATTAGTTTTTTTGATGTAACTCATGTGTGGCTTCAAAATCTAACTCTTCTTGTTTCCTTGTGTGCTGGTATTATTGCCATCTGTGCAGGTATTAAAAGACTATCAAAATGAACAAACTTCTTATTGTTTGTGCCTCCATGATTCTTATTGGATGCGCCCATAAGCAGGAGCATTTCACTCCACCATCCAGCGTTGCTATACAGCGTAATGTGGCTCGTATAGCCCCCCACATCAAGCCAGAAGGACAACATGCATACATTGACCTCCAGAAGTCTTTGGACGATTACACGGCAAAGGTGGACGCACAGACGCAACTGCTAGCGAAAGCTCAGGAGGAGGCTTTATATTGGAGACAGAAACAAATCAAAGCTCTGAGGGAACTCTGGATGTGGCGTGGAGTTACCATTTTGTCTATTGCCGCAGTATGTGCCTACATTGGTATTAAAACAGCATGGAAATTCCGTCCTTAAAGAAAATAGTATCACAAAGGCTTTTTATCAGCCTTATCGGTATTGCTCTTATTCAGATTAGTTGGAGGTGGGCTATTGCTCACTTGTACTCTCTACCTCACGAGGCATTGGCTGGGTTTGTCAGCATCACAACCAATACCCTCTACATTACTGGAGCTATTGTGATCTTCATGGTAACTGGAAGGTTGGTTTACGATTGGAAGGTGGGAACAAGTCAGATTCAAAATGTGGCATCTTCCGTTGAAACCATCAAAGAAGAGATTACTCAAAGAATTCAAAAACCAAAACATTTCGATGACGAGGCTATTTAAGGATACGATCATACCTTGGGTCTTCAAATGGGAGGGAACAGTCTATGAAAATGATCCCAATGATGCAGGTGGAGCTACCAAGTATGGGATCGACCAGCGTTCTCATCCAAGTGTCAATATCAAGAACCTAACGGCTGAAGAGGCAACCGATATTTATTGGAGCGAGTACTGGATCAAGTTCGCTTGCGATCATATGGATTGGCCTATGAATTTTATATTTTTTAATTGTTGTGTGAATTGCGGATTCTCAAGGGCGCATAAGATTTTAAAATTATCTGGAGATAATGGATCGAAGTTCATCAAAGAGCAGGAAGCATTCTACAAGCGACTAGTAGATCAAAAGCCCTCAACAAAGATTTATTTAAAGGGCTGGTTGAACCGAACGAAGGATCTGAGGAAGGTTTGCGTGTTGTCTTGATCTTCAACAACAGGCTTCAGAAATGTCGGGCCTGTCGGCAGGGTAACAAACTTTGGGGGCAAATAGTCAAGCCTAAAAATAAAAAAAGATTTTCTCGACATTCATAACCCATGTGAATAAAACGCTTCTCGTTATGACAACACCAAAAACACCATCCACTAAAAAGAAGACCATCAAGCCAGCCTCTAAAACCATCACCGCCAATGAGGTTATTATGATGCGCCTAGAGGGGCAGACCAACTCAATCAATGAGCTATATGACAATGTGGAGTTCCTGCACGGAGAGCTTGATATTGCCATTAAGATTATTGGCGGCATGGGACTTGCGGCACTCATGCTCGGAATCACCCTCGCTGTCATTGCAATTCTTCACTTATTCTAATGAGCGATCAGACCAAAATGACAGACAAGGAAAAAATTGAATTTCTTCTTGCATCTCTTGAGGATCTTCGATCAACTCTTGACGAAGCAATCTCCTTCCTAGACGATACTGCCATTCAGATCGACGAGAGGGGATAGCCCACAACCAAAAAAACAACATGAAAACAGAAACCACACCACACCAAGAATACTCACTGGCACTTGTTGCCGCTATTGGTGAGCTATCCAATGTCCCAAAGACTGCGGCTAATCCTTACTTCAAGTCGAAGTATGCACCATTAGATGCAATCATTGACGCAACTCGTCCTATCCTACTCAAGCATGGATTGGCTATTAGCCAGACTCCATTGTTTATGGAGGGAACAGCAGGGGTTGAAACCACGATCATCCACAAGGGGGGGCACTCTACCACTACAACGCTACTACTCCCCCTCAAGGATCAGTCTCCTCAGGGAGTTGGTGGAGCAATCACCTATGCTCGTCGTTACGCACTTGCAGCAGTTCTTGGTATTGCGTCTGAGGATGACGATGATGGAAATGTGTCGAGTGGCCTCCACAAGAAGGAGGAGGCTCGTCCAGCAGTTGCCAAGGTTATGGATAAGAATCCATCAGTGCGTCCAGCAGGTGCAGTTACTGGGATGTGGAGGGGAGTCCTTCCAACCAATACGAAGGTAGCTGCAAAGTCCAAGGAGGGCAGCCCTAAGGTTTGGACGCTGTATGCAGTCGAGTTTAACGACAACGGAAAGGTGATTGAGGCAATGACCTTTGACGAGAAGTTGTTTGATGCTGCTACTGAGTTTGGAAAGCAGGGTACTATCGTTGATGTTGGCATTGCCCCATCAAAGAAAGACCCAAGCAAGTTTGAACTCGTTACTATTTCCCCCTCGGAGTAATGGGAATTGACTAAATGAAAACTCCCCAAAAATTCCATATAGGAAAGAAGTCTATAAAATTTCTTAGCGTTGGTTGCAGTCATGGCAAATACGCAGACCCAACCGCATTTGATGCAGTCATTAGGGCAAGAGAGGCATGGAAGCCACAGGAAGTTATCCATCTAGGTGATTGGGCTGATACTGCAGCCATGAGAAAGGGGGCTGCAGGGAGTACTGATGAGTCTGAGCCTGTTCGTCCAGACATTGATGGAGGTCTTCAGTTTCTTAAAGATATTGGAGCTACCATAGCCTTGGATGGAAATCATGAGGTAAGAATCCAATATCTTAAATCCAGCAATAATGCTATTACATCCTGTTGTGCTGAGTCAATTGATCAGCATATTGATGAATACCTAGCTAAGATTAAATGCCGCAGGATTCCCTATACAGGCGTACACCAAAAATTTTTACTAGGAGATGTGACCTTCACACATGGTACGATTTTTAACGAAAATAGTGCTAGGGATATGGCAGAGATGTACGGAGGAAAAGTAGTATTTGCACACACTCATCGAAGTCAAATGGCAGAAGGCAGGACGAGCAAGGAGAGTAGTGGATTCTGTGTTGGCACACTCACTCGTAAGGCAAGTATGGACTATGCCTCATACCGTAGGGCTACTCTTGGGTGGCGACAAGGGATGGTTATTGGAGAGGTGATCGGAAATGATTCTGCAGTTTGGTTATTGACTCGTGGGGAGTTTGACAAAGAATGGAGACTTCCTATATGAGCGCAAATCAATGGGCTGATGCTATTGCACGATCAATAGCTAATAAATCAGACAAGATTCCAGAGGGCTTTGAAACAGCAAAACAAATATCAGAACACATCGGGAAAAAATCAACGCAAACAAAATTATACATAAAAGACCTTCTGATGCAGGGTAAGGTAGAAATGAAAAAATTTTACATTAAGAAAGAAACAGCAACAACTCTTGTTCCACACTACAGACTAATAAAATGACCAAATCAGATTTCTCTAAAGAATGTTATATTGAGCCGAACTTTACTTGGCTTGCGGGGCCATACGATACAACCATTAAATCACACCAGCGTATGCTTAGGCGTGTTTTGAATGATATGATCAATGGCAACATTGAGCATCGTGTGGTTGAAGACAAGATGGGACGTTCTATGGTTGAACGCAGGGGCATGATTTTATCAAAAAAATGAACGACCCAGTTAATAGCCCATCACACTACTTCTCCCCAACTGGTGGAGAGCTTGTAGATACCATTGCTCACCTTAATTACTTGAGGGCAAATGCAATCAAATACATCTTTCGTGCTGGCAAGAAATATCCAGAGAAGGAAATTGAAGATCTAAAGAAGGCTGTCTGGTGTTTAAACAAAGAACTCTCTATCATCGAATGTCAGCGACACAACAACTAATAATTGGAGCCGTGTGTGCATCAGTATTTATGTATATCATGGTTTCATTTAGACGATGAAATTCCAGAAAATTGGTAACATTAAGATTAATGGTGCTAATTGGAAGTATGGATATGGAAACACTGGATGCACAAATGGCAAAAAAAATGATGGCTTATGCGTATATGGCACAAGAAGCATTGTCATTAACCCAAAGTCAACGAGAACTCTTGAGGATGTCATTTGTCATGAAAGCCTTCACGCTAGGTTTCCCGATCTATCAGAAGAGGCAGTCGATAATGCAGCAAACATTATTGGAGAAATTATCAACAAATTTAAAACACACAACGCATAATTAATGAAAACACTAGAAGAACAATTTAAAGAGTGGTATGGAACTATTGGAATTAGAACATATTCAAATAATCATGGGTCTGCCAAAGGTCATGAGGATTATGCTAAAAACGCCTTCCGTGGTGGGTTTCATGCAGGATTAGAATACTTCAAACAAATACTTGAAAATGATAAGGCAGAAGCTAATCAAGACTGATTCAGTCCCTCCTAACCGCTATCGGTTTACTGTCCCAGAGACAGGGATGAAGATTGATGGTGAGTTGTCATGGGATAGCCTTTTATCCAGAGTTAAAGCTCATTATGTGGATAATGGAATTCCACTGCCAAGTGATTGGGTTGAGCGTGTAGAGGATCAGTTATGTCGGCAGTTACCTCATGGGTGGTGCGTCTATACCGATGGAACTCCAGCTAAAGGAACTAGGCCGCTACTTTCCGCTGAAAGCATCATCAAGGGCATCACTTCACTATCAACTATGGCAATTGATGGAATGAAGGGGGAGGATGTGTTTGTTAGCCAAGATGAGGCTAATAGAAGGGCTGAGATCTGCTCTCGTTGTTATAACAATATGACAACTAACTTTTGCGCTGGATGCGGTGTAATGCAAACAATTACAACCTTAGTTTCTAAAGTTAAGGGGAAACGAACAACCCCGCTGGATGCCAATCTTTATACCTGTGGCGTATGTGGTTGCAGAAATGAGGCAATTGTTCATGTAAAGAGAAAAGTGTTGCTCTCTGGCGAAAAATCCGAGACAACGGGGGATCGACCAGATTGGTGCTGGGTAAAAACAGAAGACTTAACACAAGCATCGGCATCACTTAAAATATGATTACATACGGACTTAAAGATCTACAAGAGGGCGAAAAGCCACCAAAAACAAGGGTGGAGGACGCTGGATCTGCTCGTGCCATGCTTTACACCCTAACAGAAGATGATAAAATTGCATCCCATCGTCGCAGTCAAATCCAAGGAATTATCGACGGCAATCCTCCATTTAATGAACAGCAACTTCGTGAACTTGGTCAGGCAGATCGTATCAATGTAAACTGGGGTCATGCAGAGGCTAAGGTAGAGGCCGCAGTTATCCCTTACTTTGACATCCTTACCTCTGTTGGTTCGTATGCTACTTGTAAGACAAAGTACGGCAAGGACATGGGCAAGCGTGAGGAGTGGAGCCGAATTATTACCGAAGAGTTTCATAGGCTTCTTTCTGGTTCAAACCCCAACTTCCTTGCCCAGCATCAAGTTTGTCAGAAGTCTCTGGTTATTCATGGTCAATCCTGTATGTATTTCCCCGATCAAACCGATTGGAGGGCTAAGTCAATTGAGCCTTGGGCTATGGTAGTTCCAAGGGGAGCAAAGGTAGATTGGAACAATTGGGAGTTTTGCTATGTTCTTGATGAGCTTTATTGCGAGGAGCTTTATTCATATATCGAGAACAAAGAGGCCGCTGAAAGGGGTGGATGGGATGTGGGGGAGGTTAAGAAGGCTATTATGCAAGCTCGCGTTGATGAGCAGGATCAACGCCGTCCCTGGGAGTGGTATCAGACTGAGCTTAAAAATAACGGACTCTACTACTCATACGCCAAGAGCAAGGTCATTAAGATCGCTCACTTCTATGTTCGTGAATACGATGGTCGCATTTCTCACTACATCTTTGATCGCCTAAACAGCACTGAGTTCCTTTGCAAAAAGATTAGTCGCTATAAGGACTTCTCTAACGCATTCACCATCTTCCTTAATGGTATTGGCAATGGGTACTATCATGGCGTGAGAGGACTAGGCCAGAAGGTTTACAAGTATGCGGAGGCAATGAACCGCATGAACAACTCACTCATGGAGAATGCCATCGTTGGTGGTGCCACCATGTTCCGAGCGGCATCTGCAGCTGATGCAGAAAAGATGAAGAGCATTCAGATTGGCCCTTGGAGGATTCTTCCATCTGGACTTGAGCTTGTTCAGCAGAATGTTTCTTCCAACTTGGGTGCTTCAATGCAAGTCGCTCAGTTCTTCAATGCACAGGAGTCTGACGATATTGGCTCGTTTATGCCGTCAGTAGTTAATGGTGGTAGCAGGAAGGGAGCAAAAGAGGTTGAGCTTGAGATGGGAGAAAAGAGCCGTCTTACCAATACTCGTGCAGAGATCTACCTGCAAGCCCTTGATGTTCATTATACGGAGGTTTATCGTAGGGCATCTAATCCAAATCTTATTGAAGAGGATCATGGCGGCAAGGAGGCACTAAGGTTCCAGAAGGCTTGTATGGATCGTGGAGTGCCAGCAGGAGCATTGCTTGACATGGACACTGTTCGGGCTACTCGCTCTATCGGGCAGGGGTCAGCTTCTGCACGACTACAGGCTATGAATCTGATTGGTCAATATCTACCTCAACTCCCAGAGTCCAATCGGAAACGAGTAATTAATGCCAACATAGCGGCAATCGCAGGGCAAACTGGGGTTGAAACTTTCGGTATTCCAGAGGAGACAAGACCAGATGGCAACGACCTATCCATTGCATCTCTTGAGAACAATGCACTCCAAGCAGGGGGGCAGGTTCTCATTGATCCCGATCAGAATCACGCTACTCATCTTGCTGTACATTTGCAGTTTGGTGGTAGTGTTGTTGAGGCAGTTCAGAACCAGCAAGTAGACCCAAGGCAAGCAAGTCAGTCGATGCAAGCGTTACTTCCTCATCTTCTTGGTCATCTCCAGTTCTTGGAGACAGATCCAACTCGTCAAGACCAGTTTGATGCGATGAATGAGCAGACCAGTGAGCTTATGAAGATCGCTGACCAGCTGGCTAGGATGGCAGAAGACCTCCAACAGAAGGAGATGGAAGCACAGCAGTTGGCAATGGAACAGCAGGGTGGACAGCAAGATCCTCAACAAATGATTGCTATGAATAAAATAGAGCTTGACCGCTTGAAGTTCCAGAATGACGCTCAGATCAAGCAAGCAAAAGCCCAACACCAGATGCAGTTGCAAGATCGCAAGACGGCGCAGAGGCTGATGATTGATAAGCTAAAGATTGCCCAGAAATATGAACAAAACCAAAACCAGTAATTAAATGAGCGAGGCTTGGACACGCTTGGATGTGTAAGTAAACCAAAACCCAAAAAAACAAATGACAACAAACCTCTTTGAATCGGGGGGGGAAGAAATGAGGGAGCAAATAGTTGCTCTAATCTATGAGCGATACATCCACTTTCGCACATTCAATGGCAGGGAGTCGGAGCAAGCTCTGATTCTCAAGAATCTCATCCACACAATCAGAGATGCAGAAGCTAAAGAGCATGGCGAATAAAGAAAATGACCCGAATGGCATTTGCGGATATTCTGCAAGTGGGGATTTTGGAGTTGTTGCATCTACAAATCTACAAACATTATTTAACAGGATAATGGAAATGATTCAAGAATCGCATCCAGTAAACATTTCTATTAAATCATTTACCAATCAAGAGGGAGATGCTGCTTTTGAGAAACACAAAAAACACATTATATGACATTTGAAGAATGGAGGGCTGATGTAACCCTAGCTGTAGAGCTAAAGAAGATCCTGCAGTTGCCAGTGCTGCAAAAAGCATTGGCATTAACCGATAGCTTAACTGCTGCCAAGACCCTTGGTAACACCAATGCGCTGACTAAGATTGCAGACAATGCTAATGTATTGTTTGGATTCGATGCAGGACGAGCATCTGTCATTACCGACCTTCACAACCTGTCAATCGTTCCAGAGGAAATTGAAGAGGTTCAACCTAGTTACACAACGGAATTTTAATTTATGTCAGACGAAAACATACCAAACCAAACGCAAGCGGCAGATCCTGTCATTGCTTCCACTCCAGAGCCAAACACAGAGTCATGGGAGAGTCAGATCTCTCGACAACTGAATAAGAAACCAGACATCAAGAAGATTGACATTAAGTCACTTGAAGATCTTCCAGAGAGCATGGTTCCAACTGATCTTGATTATGTAGCCGAGCAAGATGCTAATGACTACCTAAAGCAGATGGAGGGAGGAACCACTGAGCCAGAAATCGTAAAGGAGAAGAAGGCAAAGAAGGTTAAGGAAGAACCCGTTGAAGTTGTTGATAGCTTTGACATTTCAGACATTGATCTTACTAAAGATGTTGATCCTGCAGAGGTTCCAAAGAAGCGTTCAAAGGAAGAGAACATTGCTGAACTCCGCAAGAAGGCTGAAGCATACGAGGAGTCGCTTAAGGCCAAGGATACCGAGGTTCTTGCTTATCGTGAGAAGCTGGAGAAGCTAGAGGCAGAGATTGAGCGTGTAGCATTTGAGCGTTCTTCTACATTTAAGAATGATTACGAAGCTCCATTTATTGCATTAGTCGACAAGGCAAAAGCATATGCACAGGAGTTTGCTGATGATGAATCCATTGCTGAGAAGGCACTTTCTCTCAAGGGTAGGGAGCGAGTTGAATTTATTGATGAGTCATTCGGCGGCGGTGCGGCGGCAGGACAATTCGCTATAATGTTGGATGCGGCTGATGCCAAGCGTGAGCAACTCAATTATGCTTTAGAAAACTCCAAGGAAACTGCTTACAAGGTTCAACAAGCCGAGCAGCAGCAGAGCCTAAAGATTGTAGAGGAAGTGAACACGAACTTTGAGCGCATGACTAATCATCTTGCCAAGAAGTCTGATTTCTTCCGAATGACAGGTGACGAAGAAAACGATAACTTGGTAAAGCAGCGGATTGAGGCGGCAAGGGCAATCATTCATGGTAACGCCACCCAGAATGAAATGACCGTTGCTCCATTCCTAGCAGTGATTGCTCGTGAGGCAGTTGCTGAAAACGATAAGCTGAAAGCGGAACTTGCTAAATACAAGAGCCGAGTCAAGGACGATATTGCTGTCCAGCCTCGTATTAGCAAGGGATCTTCAAGCGACGATGATGGTGAGACTAAGGGAAAGCCAAAATCTGCTCTTGACAGCATCCGTTCTCAGCTGCGATCTTACTAGCGTTGATTTAATCTAAAACAGAAGCCACTCTCTACCTCAAGTGAGGATCTGGGAGTGGTTTCTTTTTATATCTGATTGGTTGACAATGTTTCTAAAAATGGAAAGTATGCTCAAATGAAAAACAACCTACCTATTGTTGTTGCCTATGGTGGAGGCACAAATTCAGTTGCCATGCTTTGTGGATTCCTAGAACGAGACATCAAGCCAGAGCTTATCATCTTTGCTGATACCGGTGGTGAATTGCCGCACACCTACAACCACATTGAAATGATGTCTAAAAAGACAATGGAGTGGTGGGGAATACCCATTGAGATTGTTCACAAGACCTACAAGAAAGAAAAAACAACTCTTGAGGGTGATTGCTTGAGAAACAAAACAATTCCATCTCTGGCCTATGGAAGAAAGGCTTGTAGTATGAAGTATAAGATTGACCCCAAAAAAAAATACATGGTCAAGTGGATGCGTGATCAAAATATAAACGAAGTTGTTTCTGCAGTTGGATACGATGCAGGAGAGGGACATCGTGCCATCAATATTAAAGCTAACACTTTTGGGAAGAATTGTGCAGAGACAATGTGGTATCCACTAATTGAATGGGCTTGGAGGAGACAAGAGTGCGCAGAAGCAATCAATCGTCATGGCTTGCCACAAGCTGGCAAGTCTTCCTGTTTCTTTTGCCCATCAATGAAATTAGGTGAAATCATACGACTTCGCAAAGAACATCCAAAATACTTCCAAAGAGCTATTGACCTAGAGGAAAACATGATTGTAAAAGGAAGGGTGGAAGGATTGAGATTTGGGGTAAAATGGAGCGAAATTGTAAAGGCTGATGATGATCAGCTTCAGATGTTTGAGTGGCTGGATAAGAATGATCCAGCAAAAATACCTTGCGGTTGTTATGACGGCTAGTGAATTTACAATGCTTTTTTGTATTGGTGTTTTAGGATTTGTTCAAAACATGGCTGGAACTTGGGCATCTAGATCACGCAACCAACAGGATGTTGAGCATCATAGATGGGCGGCAATTGCATCAAACTTAATTTATTTCTTGGTTTCTATTCTTATTTGGGGCCAGTTGTGGTCATCCATGACTTCTGGTGGATTCTGGAAGGTTGTAGCCACTGGCATTGTTTATACAGTATCAACATCTGAAGGTTCGGTATGGATGATGAGGTTTTTAATTAAAAGAGGACGATAACACCATGAATCTACAGACCTACGGACTAGACTTCAGTAAGTTTCCCAATATCACTCAATTAGAGATTGAGTTGCTAATGGTTGCCGACAAAGACCCATCTCGCATCACAGGGATTAGCAGGGGTCAACATATCAAGCATTGCATTCATATGCTATGGCCCGATGTGATTAAAAGCTGGAACAACTGGAACGAGCTGGCGTTATGGGCATGGACAAACTATGACGAGATCGGGGTTACTGGATGCGCCGCCGCTGGTAAGACATTCACATTCACCCTCTTGTCCTTGGTTGAGTACCTAGCTAAACCCATGGGAACTCGTGTTGCATTAACGAGTACGACTGTTCCATCACTCAGGGGCCGTATCTGGGCTGAGATGATGAAGTTCACCAGACCTTGCGTTCCGTTATTCGGGTTGAATGTGGTGGATTCCCAAACCAAGATCCAGTTCACCAAGGGTGATGACAGGTCTGCTATAACAGCCCTTGCCGTTGATTCTGGGGCCGTAGAACAAGCCGTAGGAAAGCTACAGGGTGTTCACCTACCCAGAATGCTAATCATGGTTGACGAGGCAGCACAGACCAATCCAGCTGTATTCTCAGCAAGAGCAAACTTGGCTGTTGGTACGGACTTCTACCACTTCATCGCTATCGCTAATGCTTCCAGTATGTTTGATCCTCATGGATTATTCTGTGAACCAAAAATGGGATGGGGGAGTATCGGGGATGATGATGAACATTGGGAAACCAAGTCAGGAGTGTGTGTAAGGTTTGATGGACTCAAGTCTCCAAATATTAAGGCTGGTCGCTTATTGTACCCATACTTGTTCGGGCAAGACAATGTGGACACAATCCGCAAAAACTTTGGCGAGGGTAGTCTGGAGTGGAATAGCTATTGCAGGGGGATGTGGAGCAAGTCTGGAGCTAGGAATACGATGGTGGACTCAGCTATGATTACGGAGGGGTGCGCCAGAGATAAGGTTGTATGGAAGGGAGGGGATCTAAAAACTCTTGCAGCACTTGATCCAGCATTCACCACAGAGGGTGATGATTGCGTACTCAGATTCGCAAAGGTTGGTAAGGCTCTTGATGGAGATCTGACAATCAACCTTACGGAAATCATTAAGTTGCATTTGATGGATGATCCAAACTATCCGTTGTTTTACCAAGTGGCAGATCAGACGATTGAGTTATTGAAGAAACACAATGTCGAGCCAGAGAATTTTGCTCTTGATGCAACTGGTGCTGGTGCTGGCATTGCCGACATCATCTCTCAACGATGGCAGTCGGGGTTTGTGCGGGTGAGTTTTGGTGGAGCTGCAACAGACTCCCCAATTAGCGTGGAGGATGATCGTCCTGCAAAGCAAGTCTATGCCAATCGTGTGACTCAGCTGTGGGGTCAAATCAAGGTGATCATCATGAGTGGAAGAATGAGGGGGCTGGATGACCAGACTGCACGAGAGCTTTGCGCTAGAATCTATTCCCTCAAGAACGAAAGAACATTGCTGGAAAGCAAGAAGGACTTGAAGAAGCGAACAAAAGGCAGCTCCCCAGATAGAGCCGATGCACTTGCGTTGCTTACTGAACTGTTCGTCGTACAAAACGGATTCGGAGATGCCACAGGAAGTCAATCCTCAAATTCTGATGATTGGGAAAATTTTGTTATGGACAATGAATTAGAGTCTGACTATAGGTAGCGGATGGAAAAAACAAAACTGATACGAAACGCCCCTCACCAGAAATACTTTCTGGCAGACGGCACACAGGTGAGCGGTGGCTCGACCATTTGCAAAATCGGAGAAGACGCTGGAGGTCTAATCCACTGGGCGTGGGATCTTGGCAAGCAAGGCAAGGACTACCGCAAGGAGAGGGATAACGCCGCAGACATTGGCACGATTGCTCACTTCCTTATTGAGTGTTATCTAAACGGACAAGTTGCTGACTTAGATGATTACTCAACGTCTGACATTGATAAGGCACTAGTCTGCTACAACAAGTTTGTCGATTGGTGGGAGGAGCAAAAACTTCGCAAGGTCTATACGGAAATCCAACTTGTAAATGAGACTTACAAATATGGAGGCACGATTGATCTAATTGCAGAGAGAGAAAACGGAGAGTTTGTTTTGATTGATTTCAAGACAAGCAAAAAGATTAGTGAAAGCTATTGGCGGCAATGCGCTGGATACGCTCAACTTTTCAATTGCAACAATCCACAAATGGTTGCAAGTCCATACAATGAAATCAAATCTCATGCTATCGTCCGTATTGGCAAGGAAGAGGAGGGTGACTTTGAGGTGGTATGGAAGGAAGACCTATCCAACTACTGGAACACCTTCAAGCAACAGGTACTTGTATGGTGGGCATTGAAGGAAGAGAAACCAAAGAAAGAAAAGAAAGCAAAAAAATAACCAACCAACAACATGGCATTACCAACATCACTAGATGCAGAGAAGGCATTCATCTCTGCAATACTTCAACGACCAAGCATTATTAACGAGGCAGCAGATAGCATTAGCGAAAAGCTATTCTTTCATCCTACACACAAGAGGATCTTCTCAGCTGCCATAGAACTATGGAAGGAAGGCAATGGGTGTGACCTTGTAACGATCACTGAACATATGAGCAACACTGGAACACTAGAGGTTTCTGGTGGAGCCTCGTTTGTTTCTGAGTGCTTCCTTGCTCCCTGTGTTCCAAGTAACTGGCAGGAGTATGTGGAGATCCTAAAGTACAAACATACATCACGCCTTGCAATCGCAGCAGCCGAGAGGATCATTGCTAGTGCCAATGACCCAGCCACAGCAGGAGAGTTGAGCGAGATCGTACAGAAGGCATTGGTAGCTGTTGCGGCTGATGCTGAAACCTCATCTCGCATTGAGAGCGTGAAGGATGTAGCAATGGATCGTCTTACTGAGTATGATGACATGGTTAAGAACCGAGGAAAACTGATTGGCATCACAAGCGGATTTGCTCCACTTGATGCTATGACAGGAGGGTTTCGTAATGGACAGTTGATCGTGATTGGTGCGCCCACCAAGGGAGGTAAGACAGCTATGGCATTGAACATGGCAATGAGGACAGCTGACGTGGGTAACAATCCAGTTGGCATCATCTCGCTTGAGATGAGCAAGGGGGAGCTAATGGATCGTCTAATCTCCTCCAAGTCAGGAGCAGACCTTTCCCTGTTGACAAAGGCTGGAGATACCAACAAGCAACTCATGGATCAGATTCGTCATGGAGTGATGCAGATCGCCAAGCTTCCAATCTGGATTCGCGACGAGAGCAGTTTGAACTGCCTACAACTCAGGGCTGCTATTCGTCGCATGGTAGCTGTTCACAAAGTCAAGCTTGTAGTGGTAGACTACATTCAATTGCTTGAGCCTACCAGCACCAAGGACAGCAGAGAGAGACAGGTTGCAGAGGCATCTAGGACGCTTAAAACCCTAGCCAAAGAGTGTGGCATTGTAATCATTGCACTCACACAACTGAATGCAGATGGAGCATCACGAGAGTCGAGAGCCATCGAACATGATGCCGATTTATTCTTGACTATTTCTCAGGACGAGAAAGATCAGAGCAGTTGGTTTCTCAATATAAAGCTTGCTCGTGCTTGTCCTCGTGCTAGTATTCCACTCACGTTCCGATCTGAGTATCTACGATTTGACGAACGCTAACCACAACCAACATCATATGCCAGAGTACGACAACACAAATAAGGGTGCGGCTTTCCGCAAAGACAATGCAAATCCAAAGGCTCCAAAGTGGGCTGGGCCTCTCAATGTAGAAGGCAAGGATTTTGAGATCAGTGTGTGGGAGAAGACATCCAAGCAGGGGGATGTGTTTCTTTCATTCGGAATCAAGGAGCCTTGGAAAAAAGGAGTTGACAGCCACAACAAAGCCAAAGGAAATGGATTCCAGCCGCAAGGCCGTGAGGATGATTCTGACATTCCTTTTTAATCTCGCCCTCTAAGGGCAGTACCCCGAAAGCCCCCATCCAGTTGTCATGTTCTGGGTGGGGGTTTTCTTTTGCCCTAGTGTTTATGCGGCTCCAGCAGCCATGAAAATAATTGAAAATAATTCTTGATCGAAATCCAGAAACTGATTGAATGGTTTCAAGCGGATCAACCAACCGCATCACAACATGAAAACAAAAAAAGCAAAAGTCCACATGGTGGATGCAACTGAGATAGCAGAAGAGATCACGAAGGAATTAACAGCGGAGTTCCGTTTGTTGATTCAAGGATTCGTAAACAAGTACACAGATGAGAACTCTTACCCAGAGGAGTACCACTCACTTGTATCATGGGGAGTGATTCCCATTTATGACATTCTCGACAACGAAGCACCCAGCTTCTTAAATATTGTTTGGAATGCTATAGACAATGCACTAAACGAAGAGCAAGAGGAGGCCGAGTAACATGAAAAACATAACCAAAGCAATTAATGAGGTGGAGTACCAGTTGCATGACATGGTTAAAAAAGCTATGCGTGACAACAGGGAGTCAATCTCAATCAATCGCCACCACGCTCGTTCACTCCTGACTTACCTTCAGCCTGCCAAGGGAGAACTTGATGAGATCAACGCAGATCAAAACCCAGAAGACTACGCCCACCTAAATAACTAAAAACATGAACTATCATACCATGTCATACGTTGCGGCAGTTGCCGCATTATCGGGAAACCTCCCTGCATACGATGTGCCAATCGAATTGCAGGATCGCACAGAGTCACGCCCATGCTTGCACGACGAGCGAGTTATCGTAGTTGAGCGTAACGAGGCTCCAGTATAGACGGCATACACTTCACTAATGAAGAACTACTACAACTCCGTATGGGAGGATCGCAAGCCAACAATTATCGTTATCGAAAAATGAACACACTCGTAATCACCACTGGAATCATTGGGCTTATCGGGGTATACATCCTCGGCCTGTGGCTATATGGTCATCACGTTCGTCAGATCCAGCTTGAAGAATTAGCAGATCTATTCCGCAAGGATCAAGAGAAGTTTAACCTTTACTTCTACAATATTGCTATCAAGATCACCAAGCGTGAGATCGCCCAACAAAAACAAAACAATGACATCGCTTGTTGAAGACGAATTCCAAAGGATGGAAGGGGTAATCGACGATCTAGAAAAAGCCAACTCCTGCATTCTGGAGCTTTATCTATCAGCACAAAACACCCTAAAAGAAATCATCAAACTAAACTCACTTTGTAAGACAAAAGAAATCGCAGACATCATCGACAAGGAACTTAACTCATGAAACACACAAACAAATCGCAGTCATTCCGAATCCTCAACTTTATGAAGAGGGGCAGGGGTATCACACCAGTTCAAGCACTTAACAAATTTTGGTGCTTCCGATTGGCCTCCAGAATCCATGAACTAAAAGGCATGGGTCACAACATAACCACAACCAAAGTAACCAAGGGCGACAAGTCCTTTGCAAAATACAACCTTAACTAATTGTGAGCATTATTATTCCATCATCCATCGACGAAAACTCAGTACGAGTTCCAATGCAGTTCCCACTCCGAGCACAGGACGATAGCGTAGTTGACGCTAATGATCGTTGCGTTCTTACAATTGACGATAGCGTCACGATTCAAGAATCGTTAAAGTTCGCCAAGCTATTTGCTAAAGCCCCAGAGATGTGGGAGTTGCTAGGTGACGCATATGTCGTGCTTTCTGCCGTAGCTCGTACATCTGGTTTTGATCATGGATCTCCAGACGAGAAGGATAAGCAGGCTTGCATCTTGTGCCGTTGCGAATCCCTGCTTGATTCAATCCAATGAAAAAAGGAAGAAAGTTTGTAAATTACATTCCTCACAACAAATATATTCACATTGATACCAAGGGTAATGACTATGAGGATTATCTAATAAGCCTGTCAAATACTGTAAGTGCTGCTTGCGATAAGTTCTTTGCTAAGAGGGGAATCTTTCCAATCAATCCATTCATGAAGACAGATGAGGATGAGCGCAACAAACGAGCGCAAGCGGCGATGCAGATGGGATGGAAGATTGCTAAAGAGGAGCAGGATAAGGAGGAGGCAAAATGAATCCAGAACAAAAACTTCCACCTAGAGAACTCTGGGATAAATAGAGGAAATAACAAATGAATACGATTATGAAATACAAATTAACTAAAAACACAAAAGAAGTAAATGGTATCACC